AAACCACTGACACAGTAGACACCCTGACTTGGCAATGCTTTCTCGTAGAATTGTTTTAACATGTCTCGCCAGAGTTGAAAAGAGCGAGGCTATGCTCGCTCTGGTAAATGAAATGGGAGTCGCCCCCCGTGGTTTAAACTGCGTCGAATCTCCTTCCGACCATTTCTTCAAGATAGGCTTTCGCCTGTGCATTACTTGTTGCTGGAAGAATGCCCTTTGCGGTGTCGCTCTCAATCAGTTCGGTTATGGCTTCAACCTTCAGCAAATTTTTATGCCGGATGTAACTGCCACGGAACCAACTGAAAACCGTCATCCGAGTTACATCCAGCGCATATGCTACATACTTTGCGGGCAGGTTTCCTTTCACGCAAGCATTAGCTAGGGCAATCCCTGCCCTGTTTGGATTCGCTTGATCCAACCCTTCAATAAACTGTTTACTGTATGTCCGTGGCATTGTTACTCCTTACTTTTTAGACCACTTTTTGACCACGTCAGAAATATCTTTCTCATCAGCAGCAGGCTTGGTAGATTCGCGCTTGGTAGGCTCAGGCATTGCCTCCTCTGGAATCTCATTACGATGACTTGCTGGTGCGGCAACTTCATCGCTATCTGACTGAAAGACGTTCATCTTGACGGCGGCTTCAGCGGCAGGGCTTCTTGCTTGATTGGCAATGGTCTGCAAATCAGCGTCTTCAACCTTGCCAGCAGGACTGAACAAAACCTTTGGTGTAGGAGATTTTGTATCGAAGGCCATCTTAGTAATCACACGACCCGCACTGACGTTGTGTGACGCAAGATGCTGGATGTAAGGACGGAATGGGAATCGACCGTTATCTTCTTTGCCGAAGGACGAAGTCGCAGGCAGAACCAACTGCATCACATCGCCTGATGGATCGTTGGGCAGAACCACGGCAGTGCGCCAAGACAAGCGGCAAGCTGTACCAGAACCGCCCTGACCGGAACCTTTTACGGCCTTGTCGCAGTCGGCGCACTTACTTGCTACGGGAGTCTTGACATCAGCGTCGGGAGTCTCAGAGTCGGTTGACCAGCAGTTAGGGCTGATCTTCTGACCTTCTTGGTACGCACCCTCATAGAACATGCGGGAAGCTTTGTGTGCCATCTTGACAAAGATGACGTTCATGTGGCGGTCTTCGATCGCACCGATTTCCTTACCACCCGAATATTTGCGGAACACGCCGCCCTTGATAGAGATGCGTTTGTTGGAACGCGCACCGCCTGCTACGGCAAGTGTGTCTTCATCCAAGCCCTCGATGGGGGTCATTGCGCCACTGAACATTGTTGCGAGATCTGTACTCATTTGATTTTCCTTGTTACTAAATTAACTGATTACTCGGAGGGCTTACGAACGACGATCGTAAATTCCCTCATCACATTCACTCCGGGCGGCAGACCATCGTCTTTGCGTTCCTTAATGAATTCCTTGAAGTTGCCCTGATGGATACGTGCTTCCATCAAATCAACCGCCTCGTTCTCCAGCACAAACTTTCTGAAGCTTTCGCCATCAGCTACGGTATAGCGTTCGTTCAATTTGCGAATCACTGTGCCGTTATTTGTGCGGATGCTCTTGGCATTGCTCTCGTTGCAGGTCACCATGAAATTCTGCTCAAGGACTTTCATCTCACCCTCAAGCGCCCTGTCTTGGACTTCCCACTCAGCCTTCATCTTCTCACGGGCTGAACGTATTGTCAAGTATACTTTGACCAATTCATCGAGTTTTGTTTCCTCGATTTCTTCAATTTCTGTCATATCCCTAACTCCTGTTTGTACAACTCAACCAAGCTCTCGTGCATATTCACCTTGCCTTGAAGCATCTGATACACCTTACGTTCAGCCTCCGACCCTTGTAGATGGACGACTGTCATACTGTTTTTCTGCCCGACACGGTCAATACGCGCAATGCACTGCAAGTACGTTTCCACAGACATGACTGGAGACCAAAACACAACTGTGTCGGCAGCGGTCAATGTCACGCCATGCGATGCGGCTTGAGGTTGAATAACTAATACTCGTGGATCTTCTTGCGTTTGGAATCTGTTGATGATGTCCGAACGCTCCTTCGCTGATACTGCTCCGTTGATTACTTCACTGATGACTCCTTCTTTACTGAGATGTTTTGAAACTAACTCGATGGTGTGCGTGTATGGCACAAACACAATTACCTTGTGTATCGTCTCCTCCAGCACCTCCATCAAAGCGTTAAGGCGTGGTGAAACATCAAACTCCACAACCTCTTTGGTATCGGTATAGACTGCTCCACCCGATATTTGCAGCAGCTTGCTTAGCTTCGCTGCCGCATTAACTGCACTGACTTGCTCTCCTGCGGCTTCGATCAGCAGTTGATCTTTCAGCCACTTGTAGTATTTGAGAACTTGAGATGTCAGAGGAACTTCCCTCGTCTGATACACCACCTCGGGCAAGTCAAGACACTGAGCTTTCTCAAATCGGATGGCGGGTTGCAGTGCGTTGAACACATCGGTCTGCGCAGTTTTCTTCGGAACCCATTTAAATCTGCCTTGCGCCTGCATCACCTTATCGCGCCATGCCGTAACAAACTTAGGAACGCCGCTGGGGTTGACCAGCTTCGCCAAGCCATACGCATCCATCGGAGACTGCGAGGCGGGTGTGCCTGTGAGCATCCAAAGTTTTGTCGAGGGGGTGATGAGCTTAGCCAAGGTCTTCCAACGTTTTGTAGATACCGTTTTATATGCGTTCGCTTCGTCAATAACAATTAGGTCAAACCCTACTTTACTTATATCCTCCGATACAATCCCTACCCCATCAAAATTAATGATGACGAATTCATACTCTCCGTTAATAATCTTCTTGCGTTTATTGGCATCTCCGTAAGCTACAGCGACGGTTCTGTGCATGGCAGTTTTAAAAATGTCGGCCTGCCACGCTGAGTACATGATGGACAGCGGACATATGACCAGCACCCGCTTGATCTGCTTTTGGTTCATCAGGTAGTCTGCCGCCCAAATTACAGATGAGGTCTTGCCTGTACCTGCCTCATTAAAACAAAACACCCTGTCTCTAAGAGCTAAGTATGATGCAGTAGTTTTCTGGTGGACGAATGGCGTATACATACCGGGCCAGTCGTATTGTTCATAGATTGGGGAGGGCGCTTCTCCGTATATCCTGACGAGGCGTTGCATCTCCTCAATGCCCCAGTAAATCAGTAGCTCGGCTGATTCACCATCGTCTTTGAGTACCTCGCACTTTGCAATGTGCCCGACCAAAAGACCTACTTGATTCGACGGTATGACCATGCGCACCGCCGTTTTCTCAATGACTTCCATACTAACCTTTACTGAGTTTTAACATGACCCCTTACGGGGGTCAGTCGGTCAAGCCTGTCGTGCGAAAGGAGAGGGGGAGTACTCAAAACACCGCTTGACTGACATAGTTAAGAGGGGGAGAACTAGTCCCCCGCCACCGCACACCCATGCCTTAACGCGATGGCAATTACTTCATTGCGCCGCTAGACTTTCTTGCAAACGATCTGTTCTTGCTGGGCGCTTCAAGTCGGACTCCGTCTTTGTTTGACCCACCTTTAGATAGAGCCTTGACGTGTGCAACATCTTTTCCTTTGCGGTCAACGCCTTTGGCATCGAGTTTTCTTCGGGCGCGTTGGCGTTCCATGCGGTTATCGTTTTCTCCGCGAGCTTGTTGTTGTTCATATTCTTTTTTGTATGGTCTTGGTTTGGTTACGTAGGGCATGGTCAACGTCTTTCTTTATAGAAGTCGCAGGTTGTTACCGGACACCAGCCGCACAGCGGTGTCGGGTTGGGATTCCAAACGTCATTTTCGTACGAAGCATCCATCCGCGCAAGGTCGTTCTTGAACGCATTCCACAACTCGGGGATCTGATCTCGGGTGTACTCTTCGGTTGTGAACGCATCGTGCATGACAAACAGCAGGCCAGCCTTGACTCGGTTAATCTGTGGGAACTTGGCAAAGGTCATCAGCGCCATCAGTTTTAACTGTTTTGTATCAGGATACTTGCTGCTGCCAGTCTTGTAGTCGAGGATGTGGGCGAGTTCGCCCTCCGTTATAAGCAGGTCAACAATGCCCCGCACCCAGTATCCCTTACCATATTCACAGGCGTTGCCATCCCGATCAAGCGCCATCCTCAGTTCTGGATGTTTCTCACCATCAATGTCCATCAGAGTGTCCATCAGCGGTTTAAATCGCTCATAGTTCTTGGCAAGCGGAGTACCATCCTTGGTGTAGTTCTCCAGCGCCTTGTGTACCTCGTTGCCGTAGGTCATCTCCTGCGTTGGTCTTACAAAGAAACGCTTCAGCACCTTGATCTCTTGGTACTGCTTGGGGCAGTTGACGTACTGCTTGAACGATGAAAATGACCATGTGTAGCTCATGTGTTCTTCCTCTCTCCGAACCCGAATGGGCATTTACTTTCTTCTGCTTCTCTTGCTCGGCGGTATGCGCGATACCGATTTATGTTTGATAGCTTCTCTCCTTGTAAGAACCTATCAAACTCTGCCTTGTCCACAATGTGATGGCGCAACTCTACAGGGCGCTCAGTCAGGGGCGTCAGGTGTACCAACGGCTGACCAAACTTCATCTCCAGTATTCCCCTTTTAGGCTGTTTAACAAACATAAGGTTGACATTCATGGAGTACTGATAGTTGAACTCAGTTGTCCCCGACATCAATACGTAGTCGGTCAATCTCGTCATATTCCAAGTTGGTTGTTCCCACTTGAAGTACACATCTTCCTTGCATCTTGCCACCCAAGGATTGTCAAACTTCATGTGGCAGTAGTGGGACTCGGGCGCAAATGTTCCGCGTAGCAGGGCAGGATGTTGTGACAAAGTGGTTGTGTTGTCTGAGAATCGTGCGCTGAAGTGCGGGTCACCAATAGCGCCAAGCTCAATACGAAAGTCAGACCATAACGGCTGAATAATTCCATGCTTGTAATGGTCAACCAACCCCATGCACCGCTTCATTGTGGCGGTCGGGAACAAATCGTTGCTAATTGGCATCTCAGTCTTTAGATCTTTCCACCACTCAGGATAGAAGTGCGTCGCCATCTTGGGCTTCGCCACATCAAAGATCATTTGCCTATGCGCAAACATATCAACGACCAACTTACGCTTCTTGATTAAGAAGATCATTTTCCGCAACTCCTACACTTGGTCAATATGGTAAAAACTGGGCGTTTGCAATAGACGCAATAGCTTGTCATGCTTGTTCTCCTCTTGCTCGGGTATAGAGAGGCTTCACTTCCGCATGACTTCCTTTTAACCTTGCCATCTCCTGCGCCTCTTCCTGCGTAAAAAACATATCGTGCAGATTTCCTTCAAACACTCCCCACGCCACAGGCTCTTGGCTTTCCAAGTTTTTGATGGCTTGCTTACTTTTTGCAGGACAAGCTTTACCTTGTTCGCAGTCGTGTGTGCATGGTGGGCAAGTCATGTTATCTCCTCAATTGTGGGGTGCTTAAGCAAGACTGCGTAATGTCGAGCACGTTCGTAAGCATCACCGTCATACACATAAAAGGTTTTTTCGTACTGCCACAAAATGTTGTGCCAGCACTTGCTTTCAACAACCCAATCTTTTTCGGGGTTAAGTCGTAGTCGTACTCTCATGTGTTTTCCTTCTTGAGTTTGGCTTCAATGGCTCGCGCATATTCGTACAAATCCCAATCACTCATCAAACCCTTGATGCCTCTTGGCATTGAGTCAACAACTTTAGTAATTACCTTATCCGTCAGCCCTACCCACGGCTTCTTGTAGTCTTGGATGTCATCGTCTTCTTCAGTCATTTCTTCATCTCCTCAATACCTTCTATCAAAATATCAAACCATTCCTGCGTGGCTTTGCCTCTGCCCATGCCCTCCAAAGGCATGATGGCGGGTCGCAGTTCTTTGATGGCTTGCAGAAGCACATCCTTGGTGTAAATAGGGATAAGGTCATAGTCTTGTGGGTTTTGAAACTGATGCTCCCCAAATATAAATAGCCCCTCACCATCCTTGCGAACGTATCCGTATGGCTTAATCATCGTCATCCTCCCTGTCCATACTTTCTTGTATCAGTTGTTGCTTGACCAACTCCAACACGCCGATTACGCTACACATATACAGCGACTCGTCATACTTGTGAATGAGCGCAAGCAATTCATCAACCAACCCGTTTGCCACTCTGCCTTGGTCAAGAATCATGCTTCCCTCGCTTTCAGCATTGCGTCTGCAATTTCGTAAGCCGTCCTTGCAAGCTGTTCGTAGGATGAACCCACGCTTGTCCTTAACATTGCTTGTGCTGCAAAGTAATCACGCAAGGTCATGCCTTGAAATGCCGCCGCATGACCGCCGCTTGTTTCGGGGAATACTGGAAATGCTGGTAAGTTGTTCATTGTTTTCCCTTTAGTTATCGCGGCTCTCACCGCATCCTTCTTGGCAATGCTCCTGCGCTCAATCTCGTTGAATGCTTCGTCCTCGGGGTCTATGTATCGGGATTCCATATGTTAACTCCTTCTTTACTTATTTTAACATTCGCCGTAGCTATATCCATACTTCGCTTCACAAGCTACGGGTAATCCTTTAGCCCAATCGGGTGGCGTGGACATGCACTCGATCACATACTTCATCGCTTCGTCCTTCTCCGACTCAGGAACTAAGATGACAGCCGCATCATGAACTGTTAAGGCAACGCGGTAGCGCTCTTGTATCTTGAGCATCTGCTCGCCAACGACAATCCTTGCCAACGCTTGAACTACGTTTTCAACCAGCGATCCGCCCCACAAGGAAACTGGCCCTTTACGAGAC